CGGCTACCGCCGGTCCGGTGAACATGATCGTGTACGAGCCCTGCCCACCCGAGCCGTTATCCGGCGCACCGGCGAGTTGGACCTGAAGTGAGGTCCCGCCGGTAAAGGTGGTCACGACCTGACACCACAGCCTGAGCACAGGGCATTCAGTGATGCCGATGTCACGGGCGCCACCACCCTGCGCGGAGGCAGGCAGGCCAGAGATGCCGAGGTCAAGGATGTTCGCGGCAGTCTGAGTGCCCGTCGTCGGGTTGTCGATGTTGCCCGAAGTCCCGGAGAAGAGAAGAAATGCGTCGAGAATCATGGTTCGCTCCTTACACGACCCGAGCTTCGTTGTTGAGGATGGCGTCACAGGTTCGCACCGGGACGCCGCGGAAGGTGGTCACGACCTTGCCGTCGAACTCCTCCAACCGAAGCAAGACGTTAGTCTTGTTCATGGCCTGGAGGTCGAGGTAGGTACGAACCACACGGTTGCAGTAGATCACCGTCCGCCCCATATCCGCACGGACCGCCGGAGTGTCGGAGGTCTGAATCGCGGTGGCCGAGACCGGGGCGGTGGGCAGGCGATAGAGCCCGCGAACGATCAGGTTGATCAGGTTCGCGGCCGAGACGCCGGTGAGCTGCGTCACGTCGATGTTGGCGATGCGGACCGTGTAGCGCCAATCACGCCCAACGAGTCCGATCTCCCACTTGAAGTGCTCACGATACGCTTGGTAGGTGTTGCCTTGCGTATCCTGGACCGGCCACTCGCCCATGTCGCGGTGCTGGAGACCGGTGATCTTCCCACGCGGGAAGGTCGCATGCCACGTGTCCGAGCCCCAAACCGTGATCCAGATTGAGGTGTTGGTCGAGGCCGTGCCGCCAGCGTCGAGGACGTTAGCGGCAGTTTGGGAGTTCGCCGTGTTAACGGTGGAGTACCGCGGAGCGTAGCCGGTGAACCGCTCCGGGTTGATGAACTGGTTCCCGTAGATCAAAGTCGCCGCGACCTGCTGCGACATGCCCTCAAGGAACGCCTTGGACTCCGAAAGCCGGAACTCGGCGGTGTTGCCGTTAAGGTCCGCGATATCCTTGTCGATGACCGAGTAGGTCTCGAGGTTCCCGCAGGTATCAGTGATCTGCGCGGTAGTAGACTTCGCGTTCGGGACGCCCTGGTTCAAGAGGCGCCACGTGGCCTGAGGCAGGCCGGTGCGGACGGTGCTCTTGTGCCCAGTAGGCAGGTTGCCTTCGACAACGAGCATGTCGTCGAGGATTTCGTTCGTCTGAGAGAGCAGCTCGATGATCATGGCGACGTGGAATCCGTCGTCCATGCGGAGCGCCCAATCCGCGAAGGTTAGGGCGGTCGTGCCAATGGTTGCCACTTGCTATCCTCCTAAGGGGTTGGTGGCAGGTTCGGGGTGGAACGTCGGCCCTATCTTCATTCTACCACTCTGTGGCTAGGACGCGGACGGTAGATGGGGGTAAATGGCTTGGGCAGCGGTGCGCGGACCCTTCGCAGGGTTCTGCTGGCCGGTGGGGGCTGGTCCACCTCCACGCACGCCGGTGCCTTCGCCAGCGGACTTGGCGAGTTCGTAGAACCCTCGGATGAAATCCGGATTATCGCCCATACCCGAGAGGTCTAGCATCGCTCGGAACTTTGTGGGGTTGGACATGTTGTCGATCGCTTGCGAGACCGCAGCGGCAACCTCGGGCTTGAGGTTGTCGGTGCCGTTACCAAGGTCGGACTTAGCGATCTCATCCCGCCACTGGCCCCGGAGGTCGCGGTAGGCGAGGAGGGGGGCGTCATTGGCCTGCTTCGACTGTTCAACGTAGAAATCGACGAGCTTCTGAGCTTGGTCCTGGCTAAGGCCCATCTCCTTGAAGACAGGCGTGATCGACTCCATGGTCTTGGTGTCAAGGGCATACCCTTCGGGGGCTTTGAAGTCCGCGTACTTCTCCGGAGCGCCCTCAGGTGCCTTCGGCGTTTCCGTCGGCGCCTCGGTCTTCGACGTAGAGGTCAGCGATTGATCGGGCTGCGGCGTCGATTGCGGCTGAGACGCTGCCGTCGGGTCCTTCATCGACCCGTCCGGGTTCCTCGTTGCTGGATCGTTCCCGAGCAGCTGCGTGTTCGGCTCGGATTGCGTCTTCGGATCGTCGGGCATTGGCTTCTCTCATCATGAGGATGAATTGATCAGGGCAGAACCGCATAACGTCGTTGAGCAGTTGAAGCCCTTGGTTTCGTTCGCCTTCAAGGAAGGCCATGCGGGTTGGGGAGTCGGCGAAGACAGAGGCGAAGACGTGAGCGCGGTCCAGGCGCTCCCAAAGCCATCGTCGTCCGAGCGGGGAACCAGCGAGCGCAGCGAGGACCTCTCCGTTGCTTCGCTCAGCAATGGCGGCAACCTTCTCAGCTTCTCGTATGGATCGTCGGTCACTGGCATCCATTATGCCCCCTGTGTGATCGCCTGTATGGCGTTGCGGCCGCCGCCAACGTCAACTTGTGAGAGGTTCTTGGCGTTCTCGGCGAAGCCACGGGCCATCTCGAGCTGTTGGGCTTGCTGCTGAGCATCCGCGCGCTGCTTCCGGATTTGGGCTACGGCCTCGTCGTTTCGGATCAATCGCGGGTCATTGTTCAGCAACGCGGAGTATTTGTCGAGGGAGTAGTCAAAGTCCACCTTGTCGGCGATCGCAGGATCAACGCCTACTGCGCCGCCAACCATCTGGAAAAGGCGCTCGATCCCCGCGGCTTCTGCCGCTGTTTGGGCCTGGGCTAGCATCGATACGAACTCAACACGCGCGTCCATGCCCTGGATCGAGCGAGGTGCAGGCGGAAGTATTCCCGCCCGGGCTGAGATCGCCCAAACCCGCTCCACGGTCGGCTTAAGGACTTCGTTGTCAATGCGCTCAAGAACCGGGCCAAGCATGATCATGGCCTCAGCCCGTCGCGCATCGATCTCCGTCGCCGAGACGTTAGACCGAGTTGGGAACTGACCGATCACCTGGAAGAGGTCGTTGAAGAAGGTCTTGCCTAGCCGTACGCGGACTTCGTTAAGGTCTTCAACGATCTCCGCGATCGGGAATTTGGTGTCGTAGATGGAGCCGATTGCTGGCTTGCCTGTGCGGGAGAACCCATCAACATAGGTCATTCCACCAGGAAGTAAGGAAGCCGGTTGATTCTTAAGCTGAATATCGGCCACGAGAGGCGGATTGACCATCTTGTCGATAGCTTGAGCCTTACGCCGCGTCTCAAGCTGGAGTTGTTTCTGGTCGCCCAACCCATCCATCGCAGGGGATCGGCCGTATGCATCGTTTGAGACAAGGTCCCAGCGTCCGATAATAGCAGCCTGCTCATGATACCCTCTCTTTCGTAGGAAGGCTGGAGGAACCTGCTGACCCGACTGTGGGGAAGTGGCGCCGCCCCACTCCCAATAGCACTCCCGGTATTTGAAGCGCTTGGGGATGCCAAAGTCCTTGCCGTCGTCGTTGGGCTCGATCGCGTGGGCGACGATAATTTCCCGAGTCCGCTGCGCTCCATCACGCTCGTTGTAGAGCCGCTGGACAGTGGAGGTACAGTTCTTAAGGCCGAACTCGTTCACTACCGCTGAGATCGTCATGGTAAACTCGCGATAGAATATGCAAGGCCGGTACCTGCCGTCGATATCAACGTAGTATTCCCCGAAGCACGGATTGTAGAACCAACAAACGTTATTGAAATCCTCGTAGATCAGCACGACCGCTGTGCCGAAAATCACGAGGTCGTAGAAGAAGGTAGCGATGGCGTTGTAGAACCCGGACTCCTGGAAGATGGCGTAGATAATGTCTTCGCACCGCTTAAGCCAAATGGAGATTGGGTCAGTCTTGGTACTGTCTATGTGCCCAATGCGTAGCTTGAACCACCGCCTAGTTGGGGAGCACTTGCCGGAGACAAGCCCGGCGGCCAGGTTGCGGGCGGCGAATGTGCCGGTGTCATCGACGATGTGCTGGTTAATGGGCGATCCACGCGCCATTTGGTTGGGTGTGATAAGCCACTTGTACCGGCGTGGCAGGTAGTAGTCCGCGAGTTCGCGCGCATGCGTCCACCACGAGTAGCGGTTGACGCGCAGGCCCAAGAGCCGACCCATCACGAAGGCTCGGTAGTCGAGGTCCTGTTTGGAGACGGTCAAGGCTTAGGCTCCGGCTCGGTCGGTGCGGGCTTTAACCATCGCCCCTCCTTATGCATCTGCGCCGCGGCCATCGCCAAGTAGGTAGGCGAGACGTTCGGTAGCTGGGGGCCATCGTCGGCCTGGGCCTTGGTGAAGGGGATGATCATTGGCCGATCAAACTCTTACCGGTTGAAGAGCCGCCAGAGACGCCAGCGGCGGCGGCCTTAGATGCGGCTGAGAGGAAGGAGTATTGATTCTGCGCGCCTTGAGACATCCCTGGGGCCGCACCGCCTGGGGATGAGGTCGGAGGCGCCGGGGCTTGGGCCGGGGATGGTGAACCGCCTGGGGCAGCAGCTGGGAGGGGTGCAGGCGGGGTCAGGGCGTTGGCTTGACTTTGGGCCTGTTGAAGCTGACTCTGCACAGGCCCTAGTGGGTTAGTAATCGACGCGGGCAGGGTGAAGGCGCGGGAGATGGCGTTAGTCGCTCCCTGCAAGGCCGAGGTGACCGGCGCTACCGCGTGGGTGATGAATGTTCCAACCGGCTTAGTCATGCGGCCTCCATTCGATCCTTATCATAGGGGTTGTATTCGAACTCGGCGACATCGGTCTTCCGTGGGAACTCGCCGCCGGATGTGTGGGAATCCGCTAGGGCATGTGCGAAGGTTAGAACGAACGCGTCAATGTCGTCGAACTCCGCATCAGGGTCGATCTTCAGCATGTCTTCCTTGGAGATCAGCTGAATCTCGCCCTTCTTGTTGATCACATAGCGGATGGACTTGAGCTGTTTGATGAACTCCGGGTCGTCAGGGATGCAACCGCCTTCGAGCCAAGCCCTGGCCGCGCCGTACATTCCAGACCGCTTATTCGCGTAGAGTTCACCCCCGGAACCAAAGACGCGGTGGGGGGTATCGTCCTTGGCGCCGAACTGGACTTCGTAGCAGAACAGTCGTTTCTCACGGACCTGATCCACTACACCGCCGCCCACACCACCGCCATCGACCATTATTCCGTTAGGGTGATAGGCGGAATAGAATTCGAACACACGATCCGCCAGTTGCACCGTAGAGAGTCCTTGGTACCGCTGGCGGGGGAGCGAGCGGGCATCTCGGCCCTTGCGCGGGTAGAGGACTGAAGCATTCTTTCCATAACGAGCAACGTCAACGCCCAGGGCCAAAGGCGCATTGTAACCCTCCACGACCTCGCGCTTGGCGGCAGCCTCGACCGAGATGGAGTTGAAGAACTCCATCTCGCCGACTTCGGGGAACTGACCCAGGACACGGATGCGGAAGAAGTCTGAGTCCTCGCCATAGCCCCTGCGCCAGCGCTCTATCTGATCCTTGTTCGATTGCGGGACCTCACGCGAGTCCACGTTCCGCGTGAGCCAGAACTCTGCGAAGCGCCCACCTGGGAAGGCGTCGCGGAACCGCCCGGTGTTGCGCGTTGGGTTCCCGAACATGAGCCAGATGATCTCAGTGTTCGAGTCCGTCATCGCGCCTTCGGCGGTCTCATGGATCATATCCACAATCGCCGAGGCCTCATCCATGATTAGGAGAAGCCGCTTGCCCTTGTTATGGAGCCCGGCGAAGGCCTCAGGGTTCTGCTCCGACCACGGGATCGCGTCGATCCGCCACGTCCGTTCGCGGTTGGGGTCCTTGGAGAAGAAGGCGGTGGCCGTGACGGTAAATAGGTCGTGGGTGATGGATAGGTTGTGCCACTTACCGAGTTCGGCCCAGGTCTTGGTCTTGAGCTGGGTTTCAGTATTGGCGGTGACGACTCCGCGGGTATCAGGCGCGGTCTCCATCGCCCATTTGATGATCCAGCCAACTAGGGCCGACTTGCCTACGCCGTGGCCTGAGGCAACCCCAATCTGGACGACTAGGTCCACGGCCTCGGTGACTGAGATGTCCCCGGCCTTAAGCCTGGCCTCGATATGCCTGAGGACCC